AAATGCTGAAAATGCCTTTGCTTCAATAGGACAAGGGTTTTATGTTCTTGTAACAGGGAACAAGATTACTGTAGCCAATAATGGTGCAGGGGTTGTCGTCGCAGCAGGCGCTACCGCAGCGGTTACTGGTGAAAAGATTGTAGTTAGTCAAAACGCTGCTGGCGTTGTAATTGCAATAGGTGGTTCAGTTCTTTTAACAACGAACTTAATCACAGTTAGTCAAAACGCAGCCGGTGTTACATTTAGTATCACTGGAAAAGTTGATCTAACAGGTAGCAAAGTAGTCGTTAGTAATAACGGGGCTGGCGTTGTTATTAATATTGATACCGTAGTTGATGTAAACGGTAATAAAATTGTTGCTAGTCAAAATGCTGCTGGGGTTACATTTACCATCAGTGGTTCGGTTATACCGGCCGGCTCAGCAATCACGCTTTACACTGGCGCAGAAAAGGTTAATGTGTTAACATGGGTCCCTATCGATCCAGACGTTCCTCCTTTGGATGATACGTGGACACCGATAGATCCTTTATAGGAGAATTATGGCAAGTACATATACAACGAATTTACAATTAGAAAAAGTAACCACAGGTGAAAAAGCTGGGTTATGGGGAACGATTACTAATACTAATCTAGAAATTTTAGAACAAGCAGCTAGTGGTTATGTAGCCATTGATGTCGCTGCTGGTGATGTGACGTTAGCTTTAAATGATGGGGCTACAGGAACAGGGAAAAATTTATACTACAAATTAACAGGAACTTTAACAGGCAATCGTCAATTGATTATGCCGACGACAGCGGAAAGAGTGTTTGTTGTTCAAGATGCAACCGTTCGTTCTTCAAGTCATTATACTTTAACTATTATTACTTCATCCGGCACAGGTTATACGATGCCTATAGCATCAACCGCTCTATTTTATTCGGATGGAACCAATACTTCTTTAGGACTTTTACACAAAGGGTGGGCTACTCAGACCACTTCTTATACAGCTGTTGCGGGGGATCAAATTTTTGCTGATACTTCTTCTACAGGATTTAATATTACTTTACCAGCCGGAGCTGTCGGCGATGAAATAACTATTATTGATAGTAGAAATTATTTTAATTCAAACAATCTAATTGTTATCCGTAATGGCACAGATAAAATTAATGGGGTTGATGGTAATTTAACTTTGAGTACACAAGGTCAAAATATCACGTTAGTATATGCTAATGCCAATATTGGATGGGCATTTAAAACGAATACAGCCTAGGAGCTAACTGAATGGCTCTTGTAGATTTCAAACTACTTCCCGGAATAGATAAACAACAAACTCAAGTCGGTGCGGATAAACGTTGGGTTAATTCTGATAACGTTCGCTTTCGATATGGCTTACCTGAAAAGGTGGGAGGTTGGTCTTCTTTACTAACCGATACTATTGTAGGGGTTGCCAGAGCTCAATATTCTTTTGTCGATCTAGAAGGTAATCGATACGTGGCTATCGGAACAGATAAGTTTTTACTTATTTATTTTGAAGGTCAACTCTATGACATTACTCCTTTAGACGATACTCTTGCAGCGACAACATTTTCTTTTAATGGTTCAACAACGGTTACGATGACAGCAACCACGAGCCACGGACTATTAGCAGGAGATATTGTTTTATTGGATAACGTAACTTTACCGGGCGGTACAGGTTTAGTTGATGCCGATTTTGAAGATAAACTTTTTCAAGTTATTACAGTACCTACTGCAACTACTTTTACGATTACCAGTTCCAGTGCTGGCAGTTCAGCGAGTGGAGGAACGGTAGATGTTAAACCTTATCAACGGGTAGGACCAGCGGAACAAACCTATGGTTATGGTTTTGGCGTAGGTAATTTTGGTGGAACGGTTTCAGGAGTTCAGACCACAACTTTAAATGGGGCCTTACTCGATGATGCTAATGGAACAGGCGGAGCCGGAACTAGTATTACTTTAACTTCAACTACAGGTTTTCCAACCGGTGGTGGAACGATTATTGTAAGTGATACCCCAGCCGCGAATGGAGAACTCATTACTTATGGAGGAGTATCCGGTTCTGATTTAACAGGAATTACAAGAGCCGTTAAAGGCTCAACACGATCAGCTCATAGTAGTGGAGTTGCGGTAGCTAATGCAACTCAATATGCAGGATGGGGATCAGCCGTTGCAGCTTCAACTACAACTCTTGAACCCGGACTTTGGTCTCTGGATAATTATGGTGATGTTTTACTAGCCAATGTGGCTAATGGAAAAGTTTATAGTTGGGATGCTAGTATTGCCGCAAAATTTACAACACGAGCTTCAACGACAACAACAGATTATGAAACAAGTGCAGCCCCAACGGCGAGCCGTCTTATGATGATGTCTCCGGTAACGAGACACTTAGTTTTATTTGGAACAGAAATAACGATTGGCACCGCTTCATCTCAGGATGATATGTTTATAAGATTCTCAGATCAAGAAACTATTAATACGTTTGCTCCGACGGCAACTAATAGTGCCGGCAGTCAACGACTACAGGATGGAACAAAAATTGTAGGAGCGATTAAAGCTAAAGATAATATTTTGGTGTGGACGGATACCTCACTCTATACCATGAAACATGTAGGAGCTCCTTTTACTTTTGGATTTGAACAGGTGGGAACGAACTGTGGATTGATTGGTAAGAATGCGGTCGTAGAAATTGATGGGGTCGCTTATTGGATGAGTCCTAAAGGGTTCTTCCTCTTCGATGGTACGGTTAAATCTTTAAGCTGTAGCATTGAAGACTATGTTTATGATGATATTGATACTACCAAAGGTCAACAAGTGTGTGCAGCCATCAATAATCTATTTACTGAAGTCGTATGGTACTACCCAACTTCAGGAGCCGACTATAATGACCGTTATGCTGTTTATAACTATGGTGAATCAGCCGGAGGAAAAATTCCTGGCGGCGTTTGGTACTCAGGCACTGAAGCAAGAACTTCATGGATGCCAGCTAAAGTTTATCCAAATCCTTTTGCTACTAAATTTAATGCCTCGGCATCGGGAACTTTTCCTACTGTGATTGGTCAATCCGGTTTAGGACAAACTATTTATTTTGAACATGAGGTAGGAAACAATCAAATTAATCCTAATGGTTCTTCCACAGCGATTGCAGCTGAGCTCGAATCATTTGATCTCGATTTAGAGATGCAAGGAGCCGGACAATTTTATTTATCTATTAGTAGATTTATTCCTGACTTTAAAGTTTTAACCGGAAGCGCAGTGGTTACCTTAACGGTGAAACGTTTCCCTTCTAGTGCTGGAACAACCAGTCCTTATAGTCCGTTTACAGTAACTTCTTCATCTACTCAATTTAATACCCGAGCCAGAGGAAGATTCGCTAGTGTTAAGATAGCTAATAGTGCGGTTGATCAAACATGGAGATTTGGTACATTAAGATTAGATATTAAACCAGATGGAATGAGATAATGGTTAAGATACTTGTTAAAATACCTGAACCCAAAGAAGAATATGATTTCTCTAACCAGAAACAAATTTCAAGAGCGTTAAGTGCTATTGTAGAACAACTCAACTCAACGTTTTTACAACAACAAAAAGAGGACCAAGAACGATTTACTTGGTATATATCCTAATGGCTAATACGTATAAAAAGATTGTTAAATTAATAGGGGTAACTACCCCTAATCAAGAAGTTTATGAGGTTCCGACAGCTACTACCTCTATCATTAAATCAATTTCTGTGTATAATACTGATGCCAGCACTATGGATATAACGTTATCCATTTATAATAAAGCTGATACGGCCAATTATGCCTATGATTTTAAGTCGGCTTTAGCAGGAACAACGAAGTTTGAGTTTTTAAATTCTGATAATTCTACTCTTTTAGTTTTAGAGGAATCTGATAAGTTACAAGTTACATGCAGCACAACTGGTGGCTTAAATTTAATCGTGTCTGCATTGGAGATAAGTAGATCATAATGTCATTTAAAGAAAAAGGATTAGTATCATTTAAAACTGTTGATGGAAAGATGCATGAACAAGTGGAAAGTGAGACTATTATTACATTAACTAATACCGTTACCGGTCAGGAATATGACTCAGATGCTCAGGGTGACTCTGATGTTAATGATCCAACTACGGAAACTAAAAGGGAGCATTTGAAGCGGGATGTCTTGATAAAAATCAAGAGATTACCGAGCATTTTATCTAAGTCAGGTAAATAGAATGTCTTGTAAAACAATGGATTATTGTGTAAAGATTAGAATTCAGGTGAAATCCCTGCCTTTAACAAATAATCAAATAAGATAGTTTAAATTATGCCATTTAAATCAGAGAAACAACGTAGATATTTATGGGCCAACGAGCCTGAAATTGCTAGAGATTGGACCGATACCTATGGTAGTAGAATTGAAAAAAGATTCGGTGGACTATCTGCACTAAGAAATTTTAAACCTTTAAAATCTACACCTACACCGGACCCCGTTGTAGAACAAGACGTAGTAGAAGAAATTATGCCAGCAATCAATGAAGGAATTATGCAATTAGGATTTAATCCAAGATTTTTATTAGCGGAGAGATATAGACAAAACGCTGCCTTCGGTGGCATTATGGGATTAGATGGAAGAAGAGCTTATGGTTTTGGAAGTTTTATTAAATCTATCGTGAGAGCTCCTAAGAAAATTGTTAAAGCCGTTAAGAAGATTGCAAAAAGTCCTCTTGGAAAAATGGCATTAGCTTATTTAGCGACAGCTGGAATGAGTAATGTTGGAGCAGCGGGAGGTTGGAAACAAGCTTCATGGGCTCGACCTTTTTCCACAGAAGGGTGGTTAAATCCAACACAAGTTTATGGAAACATTGGACAAAGTATAGGTAATCTAACCGATAAATTAGGATTTGATAAAGTAGTGAAGCCCGCAGTCCAAACTGGGAAATCAATTACCGATCCTACATATGCTCAAAAAATAGCAGACGCAGCTAAAATAGCTGCGCAAGGAACGGCAGATGCCGATGAGGTTGCAGCGGCGGTTAATCTTTTGTCAGGAGTTGGGGGAAGTCAAGCAGTTAACACGGCAGCTAATACAGGAACCATTTTAGGAATGCCTAAAAGTGTGGCAATGGGAATTGCAGCTCCTTCGATTGCGGCCGGATTATATAGTGCTAAACAACCGGTTGAAGAATTAGAAGGTGGCGATATGTATTCAGATAGAAGAGATGAAGTAGAATATTGGAATAGAAAATTTGCTGAAGAAGCTAGTGGAGATTCTGTGTGGAGAATTCCGCGTCAATATAGAGTAGCAGAAGGTGGAAGAATACCAGCACAAACAGGTGGACTTATGACCTT